CATTCTCTACTGGAGCTCCATCGCCAAATTTCCATTCATTAGCAACCTTTGTAACGTCACTAGTGTATGTAGTTGTCTGTGTATTAACTAATGAGTAATTCTCTGTGCCTGCTGTAGCAAATGTGCCGGCACCTAATATGTTGTTTGCAAGGTCAGTTGTAGTAAATCTAAACTTAGGACCTACGGTGTACGGATATGCTGGAGCACCAGCAGTATCTATTGTGGCAACATACGCCCATACGCCACTTGGAAACTCTGGAGTTACCATAAAGCGTCCATTAAATTCGTCTAAGTCACCTGTTGCAGTATCGAACACATAGTCCTCTATGAACTCGCCTGTAGGTATTCCGCCTACTCCTAGTGCATAAGTATCTCTTGCGTTTGTTTTTAAACTATAACTAGATACTAAACGTTTAATATCACTAGTATCGTTTAATCTGTCTGTATATCCATATGGCCCGTAAATTGGCAAACCATCAAATGCCCAACCAATTATTGGACTATGCGTTGATGTACTCCATGCACTAAGCCCAACTGTTTTTGGACTAGGCTGTACATAACCATAGCGGTTATTTGCATCTGGGTTTCCACCTGCTGTATCTCTGCCTACTTCGTTTCTGTACATAGCATTGTAATGCCAATTGCTAGTAGTATCAATAGTAACACCTGTGTTGCCGTTAAATACTAAACCTCCGTTAACTGCAATACCTGTATGCGTTTTAGCAGTAGTTGTGGCTGTAACAAATTGTGCCGCGGTAGATGTACTTGCATCTGAGTAATGATTGGCGTCGGTAGCATCTGCTATAACTTTTATTGTATATTTCGATGTCTTGTCTTCTACAAAAGCAGTACTATTACTAATAGGGAATGTTCCAATAACATGATTTAATAAGTTACTTGTTGTTACATTAATGTGCGTAGTGGTGCCGTCTGTTCTTTCGTTTATATGTAAACCGTCTGTAGTTCCTACAAACGAAGTTGCACTAGCTGTTGCTGTGCCAAGCTCTGCTTGAGTCCATACTGTGGTTCTAGTTGTGGACGCTGTGCTTGAAATATTTGCTGGTGCTAATAACTTAGCATCTGCGTCTACTGGTAACATACTCTTTAATCCAATACGTCTGTAAGGATTATTAATTTTGTATGCTGAATTATCTACATTCTTTGTGGTGCCTTGCCTAATGATACCGTTTTCAATATCACTCCACATTGGTTTGTTGCCACTACCATAATTAGTGTTTGTTGTTGTAATATATTGAGTGTCCCACCAGCTTGGCTTTTTAACAAGTCCCAACATTTCCCATGGATGCGTATGTGGTCTAGCAGTATCAAAACTATCTTCAAAAATGCCTCTCCAGTACCCAGCGTTTGCTGTGCCTGAGTTATAGTTCCATGTAAACGGTTTATCAACATCGTAATATTCGTTTTCAACAAAGTCCGCTTCGTTTCTTGCAATAAATTTGTTAAAGTTTTCTCTTAAAATGTTGTAGTATGCAGTTCTAGAAATACCAGTATTTCTAAATGTTCCTGGTCTAATATCGTGTACATTTAAATCTGGATAATTTAGTTTGTCTCTATAAACTTGTTGTATGCTGTTGTAAACTCTCTTTTCAAATTCTAATAAAATCTCATCTTGCTTATCGTTGTCTGCAACTGTTCTACTGCCGTCATGTCCAACTATAACGTTAATTGCTTCTGCAAATGATGTATCAGACATAATTTTTGGTAACTGTACAGGTGTAATACCCATAGCAGATGTAGTTGGAGGACATTGAGCACTTTCTCTATTTTTGTTAAAGAATCTAACTTTAATAGTATTGCCTAATGTTAACGTATATTCTGTTGTAAATGATAGAGTACACACGCCGAGTTTGCCAGCCATTGTATAATCTTTATCTATTAATAATAATACATCATTGCCTTTAGCATCTTGATCATAAACATGAATAGCATTTTCTATTTTATCTAAATTTAAGAAGTTAGATAGTGTGTATTCTTTTTGTACAATATTATTAATAAGAAGTAATTCTTCATCATACCTGTCGCCTAATGCTAACATGTAACTGTAGTCAAATACTAGTTTACCTGGATTGTATGCTATGACGTTTTGTAGAACGTCTTCCAATATTGCATGGTCAGTCATTACTGTTGTATCGTTAGCATCGATATAGCGTTTAATTTCTTTCTTTAATCTGTTTTTATATTTTAGATACTCATCGCCGTTAAACTTCATTGCATCTACAATGTTAAATTTATCGTTGCTTATAAGGAATCCTGCCATCTGCAAATCGTCGTCTGTTTGCACAATTTTGTTTGCAAGAGTTTTATCGTCATCTAGGCTAGCAAAATTGTTATCACCTAAAGCATTACCAACTATGTTTGTTTGCTCTTGGATATAGTCCTTAACATGTTCTAAGTACTGCGGTTCACTAATAGTTAATACATCAGATTTTTCAGTATTAGCATACCAGCCTAACGGTAATTCATATCGCCCGGTTCGTTTCTTGTCTTGTATTATTCCAGTAGTTGTTGGAGTAGTAATTCTAATAGTATCATTCTTTACTACATTGAATGTTGTAAACTCTATTGCTTTTAACGTAGTGTTGTATGTCCAGTCTGCTCTACGAATTCCATTTACTTTTACTCTAATTTTAGTAGCATCAGACGGTACAGTAGTAAGGTTCCAGAGTGTGCGTTTATTGTCGATGTCAAGTTGCGATACTTCAAAATCGTCTTCCACTTTCTGTTTAAATGAGTCTTTATGTCCACGCCATGCTGTGTCGTAAGTAATTACTCCGTCAGTATCTGTCTTCTTATAATAACTATAACCTTTTACAAAGCTAGTAGTTGTGCCGCCGAAAGGTGTGTAACTAATTACATCACTAGACATGTTATTATCAAACACAATTTCACTAAAGTTATTAAAGTTTTTATATTCTAATGGGAATCCTAATACACTGTCGTTAGTTGAACTAGTAAGTGCGTCCTTATAGGAAAATAACTTAGTTCCTTTGAATGATGAACTTGGATACGTTACTTCGTTGCCAACAGATTTTTTACTAGAGTCGTATGCCGCAAATAATGGCGCTGAATTAACTTTTGTCTTTCTTTGACCAACAATCCATTTTGTTCCAGACCAGTAGTATTCTTTACCTTGATGTTGCACTCCAAACAGAACAGCTACAATGTCGCCTGTTACTGGAGTCCACGGAACAAAGTTTGAGTCACCGTCAACTGCTCCAACTGGATTAGTTGTTGGATGTGGCATCCTTGTTAATTTTATTCTGTTATTAAAAGTTAATGCTACACCGTCTGCAATAGTTTCTGCTTGACTTAATGTAATAGTAAGTGTGCTAGTATTAATTGTTTTTACTGTTGTATCGACACCACTAATGCCTGTGCCTTTAACTAAAGCACCAACGTAAACATCTGCCATACTATCTAGTACAACAGTAGTGGAACTAGAAACAGCACCGTTAACAGTTTGTGTTTGCGTATCCTCTACAACATAAATGTATTTTGATATGGTTGCATCTTCGTCTGGTAATAGCAGTTTGTTAGCAAGTTTTAATCCTTGATTATCTAGTAAAGCACTAACGGCTCTGCCTTGCACTTCATTTTTAGTATAGCCTGTGCCACTTAAATCAGCACTGAATGTTGTTCCTTTACTTCCAAAGTTATATAATTCTAAATTTCTATCAAATTCTAGGATCGGTCTTTTTGCTCTGTAAGCCTTATCAGGCAATGCAGTAGCCGATTCTGTAAATCTATCTTTGTGATGCCAAAAGTTAATCCTACTCCAAGTATTGTTATCTTCAGCGGCCCTTTGCATAATCAAGTAGTCGGGTACTATCTGGGTGTTGCCGCCATCCCATGGATCAGCATCAAAGCCTGCAGTACCTGTGTTCATGTATGAAAGAAACTTGCCAGTGCCTGTAACATATCCTTTCCAGTAAGTTTCACCAGTTAATGTTATATCATCTAATCCAATAAAGAATTCGTTGTCAATTTTCTTTCCTAGTGCGTCATAGTATTGTCTAGCAGTGCCGTTGTCTTCTAATAATAATGCGGCGGCTGTAATTGCGCCTGATGGTATGTCAGATGCTATAAGCGTTGATTCCGCCGTTATAACTTCATCGTCCCACGGTGTAAATGCTGGTGTTGAAAATATAGCACTAAAGTTTTGATCCTTAGCATATAACACTATGCTATCGCCTACACCTTCTACGATGTATCTGATTCCTAAGTACGTTGCTGGAATAACATGTGTGCCTGCAAATTCTATAACAGCGCCGTTTTTAAGTTCTATGCCATTAGGTGAAGTATAAAACTTCTTGCCTATTATATCTTTTAAAACATTAATAGTTGTTGCACTAGTTCCGTTAACTGTAATCTTGTTTGGGCCGTCTGTGCTCCAGAAATATTCCTGGAAGTTAACTAGCTTGTCGTAATCAATTGGAGGTAAAAAACTATAAAAATTTGTGTCAAACAATACATTTTCGTTTTTAGTATCTACGCCATAACTCGATAATTGGTTAACAAAGTCTTCGTAGAATAATACATTTGTTGCTTCGCCGGTAGATCCATCAATTGTGTTTACTACTGGCTCTAAACTGTATTTTTGTCTGCTTGGATTTGGTTCAACAATGTAGTGGTCTTGGCTGGAGTTAAATTGATCTGGCTCCTTACGTCCAATGTATGCGGAAATTGTTTCAATGTTACTTTTACTGAATAACTGTTCTACGGTACTTTCAAAAAAGTTCTTTAATACCGTGGTCTGTAATGCACCGGGTAACTTACTTATTTGCTTATCAGCCATGTTTTTTCCTAATATCCGCTGTTGTCTGTTGAGCTACTAGAGTTGCCCACAGAATTATTTAGGGTAATTGTATTACCCAATGTAGTGTTTGCTACACTTTGATCCAGTACATAAGTACCATGGTAGTATGTTACACTGTTAGGCATGTAAAATACTTGCCCAAAGAATGTGTGCGTCATACTTGTTCCGTCACCTGCAAAGTTTGCCGCTTCAGCTGAAGCATATAACGGATAGTAACCATTAATAGCATAAGGACCCACAGAGCTGTCAACACCATTGTATGTTGTTAATAGTCCGCTACTAGTCTTGTTAGGCTTAATGTTACCATGTGTTAATTTGTCTACAACATCAATTTCGTCAATGCCGGCTGTACTTAAAAATAGTTCGTCTGCATCTGCTTTAACTTGGAATAAGTCTCCAAAAACACCACTTGCTTTTGTAGGCACAATAACAATACTGCCTATAGCATTTCCAACTTGCTGATGTATATAACTGCTTAGTTCTGTGAAGTAAAAAGTATCGCCGAAGTCCCAATTATCTACATTGAAATATTGGTTAATTGCGCCAATAACTTTTGTTTTAATTTCGTTATCACTTAAACTTGTTCCAGGCAATCGAACAACTTTGAATTTTGCTTGTAGCTCATCAGTTGCATCATCGCCAAATATTAATTTAAATCTTCCACTCTTGAATACTAATTGGTCACTAGCAGATTTAAAGTCTTGTAAAATAGCAAATTCGTTTTCTAATTCTGAACTAGTAGGTGCTGTTGGGAAATCTGTTCCTGGCACTTTAATATAAGATTGCATGTCTTCCCAGTACGAAGAAGTAAGTACAAAGAATTCATGTACGTTACTAACACTAGGATCGATTCGCATACTATTGTCTGCAACGTGAGTCCATTTAAATACTACACCGTTTTGTCTGAGTGACTTAGAATTCTGTGTAAAACTTCTGCCTTTTTTAGCAAAGTGACTTGAACTTTCGTAGTTGCTAACACTTGCTAAGTTTGTGCTACTCTTAGTTAAAATAAATACCTTCCCAGTGTCTTTAGAATAAATCTTTTTATTATGCATGCCACCAGTAGTTTCATTTTTACCTTGCTGGTTATTAAATAAATCAACAACAGTTTTGTTTCTAACTAAGTAGAATTCGTAATCAGCAGTATTATACGGCACACCAGCGGCGCCTGTCACAGTTGATCTATCTCCAGCAAACGTTAGTGTTGTTTCTTTTCTTAAATCTAATATGCCTGTTTTAACTGGTCTAGTATAAGTGTAGCCATCAAAGTCTTCATAGTTTTCAAATAATATAATGTCGTCTGCGCCAACAAAATGTTCAAACTGGATTGGATTATCTGGACTATCTGATGATGCTGTATTAACAGGAGTAACTTTAACCTTCTTAGGATCAGTATATCCGTCTGGGTAACTAAAGTTTCCTATAGCACTATATACTATCGGAGCATCAAGTCTAGAGTTGTCGTTAACATACTTAACTGCAATAGTATCACTTCTGTTATTTCTAGCAGAGTTGTCTATGGCATAGTGATGTCTTGCTTCAAAGTCAACTACAAGTGTTCCTGTCTGTGCCGCATAGTTACTAGTAGCTAATTGGAAAGAAGCGCCAGCTACTGTACATGAACCGCCTGCCGCCAGTGTTAAGTTCTGATTATTATATCTGTATGCAATGCCGCCTGTAGCATTTAAAATTGGTCCACCGAATGTGGTACCATCAAACGCTATAGTTATTTTTGGCAACTTATAAATTACGCCAGTGTCTGCAACTACTACTACTTTGTCAGTAACAGTTGTTGATGCCGATGTGCCTAATTCAATTGATGTTGGTTGTACAAAAGCCCCTATGGCTCCATTTTGATAAATTCCTAAGTTAGATATAACTGAAACTGCTATATCGTAATGCTTAACATTTCTGGAAATCAACGGTATATTAGAAAAGTAAGATCCTGTAGTACCTAAATACCACTTGTCTCCAATTATTACACCGTCTTCGTCAACCCATGTAAATGATTCTGTGAAACTAGGCTTAATGTTTAATGTTGGTAATTCAATTGAATCGTATTTTGCTAAACCTGTTGCGTTATCCTGTAACCTGTTTTCATTGACATTATAAAATCTAACATCGTCTAAACTTTCGAACACAAATTGTGTTCCTCTAATTTCAATATCATATCTGTATGATAATGTATCTACATTAACATATTTAAATTTTAATATCCAACTTGCATCTAATCCTGTTCCTGATGAATCTCCGGTATACGAAGCACTAAAGTCTTTAGCAGTACTTAAATTATTATTCTCTATAATATAGAATCTATTTTCGCTAGGCATAAATCTTACGCCAAATGTTCTTCTAGAAGCCATTGCCGATTTTAATTGCTGTTCTTCTAATGCAAATAATGTTTTTCTTAAAATAACAATTACTTCATCACATTTCCAACCATTTGTAATTTTCTTATTAAGTTTAACTGGGCCATTTGATGTACTACTAGCCGAGTTTCTAACACCGTTGTTATCCATACTAACAATCTTAGCCCATTCATATTTTGTTTTATCAGTGGGATCATAGAATTTTAACATATAGCCAGGCTGTATAATTTTAAACAGCGTATTAGCTACATTAACGTCAGTAGGTGTTCCACCAGCTGTATATGTCTCAGACATATACCCAAACACACCTGTAGCAATTCTTGGCAATGTATTCCATGTTATGCCGAATAATGAAATATCAAACATATCAGTATAAGCAGGAACTTCTTTAACTTTAGTTCTAAATGTGCTGTAAATAAAATCATTAAGTTTTAAGTTCTTAATAATAGTTGGAAACTTTGTGTTAATAAAATCTTGTGTAGTATTCGTAGTTGTTACTTTAAATGCATCACTAGAGTTACTAGGCTCTTCATACAATGCGCCATCTTCTGCGATACTAGTTGTGGTCTGGAAAGTACTAGTAGGATCTGTAATATCAATATATCTACTGTGTCCAGCATGTGTTTTGTTAGTAACTTTTAATTTTTTAATGTTTGTGCTTTTAGCTAAAGGAAGTACTTGGTAGTCTTGAGCTGTAACCATTCTGTCTTGAGCATAATATGCCTGTGGTGCTCTTTCCTTAATGCCAGCAAGTGTTTCTGCAGGTAAACTGTTTGATACCTTGCTTTCTAGTTTTGATGTAATTGTTAACTGATGCGATTTACCATCTCCTGTAAAGTATGGTATAGTTGTTACAACAGTTCTAACATCATCTGGCTGTAGTGCAAATCTTTCGTTGTCACTAACTCTGTACTGAGCTTTAAATGATCCCATAGGTACGTTTGCAAAGTTACCGTCTGCAAACTGTAGTCTAATACCACCTTGTCCTACATTTTGTACAGCATATAATAACGGAGTATTTTTAGCCTTAGTGTTATACATTAAAGTCTGTCCAACAGTGTTTGGAACTTTAACCCACTTAGTTAATACTTTATCATTACTATCTACTTCTGACAAATATACATCTGTTTCATTAATATTATCAACAGCAATTGCTTGTTGTCTGTTTTCAATTGGTGTAGTAAAATCGAAATTTGATGATCGCAATGTGCCTTGCTTAAACATCATAAAGAATCCAGTATTTTTACTTAATGATCCTAGTCCGTCATTTCTATGAAGTATTGAAAAGTTGTTTGTGCTGTCTGGATGCTTTTCTGCAAACACACCGGCATCTTCAAAATCAACATTCACAAATTCAAATGCTCTGTCAACTCCGTTAACATTTACATCAAAGCCGTATGTTTGCGATGCAGTGATTGGAGTGTTAATATCGTATCTGTCTGTTATGATTCCACCGACAGTTCCTGTTTTTACAGGCTTACTAAATCTGTTAACATTACCAAATGCACTATTCATTATAGTTAAAAATTGTTCGTAACTGTCTGGATTGTTTGCATCGTTCCAGCTAATAGTTTTATCGTTTATACTTGCACCCGAACTATCTGTTAACGCCTCTGAAGTTGACACGCTTACAATTTTCATTAATCCACTTGCAGGCATATTTCGTTTTGGATTGTATCCAAGTTGTCTAGCAAGTTTAAATACCGAGTCTCTTCGCTCAGCAGTTTCTAAAAAGTTTTCTCTTGTATTAACATCCATTCTGAATGCAATACTTTGCCCGAGGTAGGCAAGCAATTCTATGATTGCTATGAATTCTGAACTTTCAATATAATCATTGAAGTTTTCTGGAAAATTAGATTTGATATATTCGACCATTGCATTTCTAATAGTGTCAAAGTCGTATGCTTGAAAGTCTACTTGACTATATGCCTGATAGGCTACTGACCAATCTTCTGCCGCGAATAAATTATTTTGTCTGCTATTAACTGCCATGTTATATCTCTACGTTTTCCCTAGCATACTCTACAAATAGTGTGTCTTCCGATAAAAACGGTTTAAACTTTAAGTGTAATGTTATGCGAATTGTGTGGTCTAATACATCAGTGAACATATCGGTCATTTCTACCCTGCTGTCCTTCGATACAATACGCTCTATATCTTCTTTGATTTCTGCAACAACGTATTGGTCTAGAGGGTTCATTATAATATCCCAAATTCTAGTACCATATGTAGGTCTCATTACTCGCTCACCTCTTTTGGTATAAAGTTCGTTAAGTAAGTCAGCTTTTATAAGTTCACCATCAATTAGCGTATAAGGTGCCCTTACCTTGCCTGTTGTGCTGAATCCTCTGTATATATTTGCCATACAACTATTTATCCTAAAGGATTAAAACTAGTTATAATAAACACCATAATAAGCCTAAAAAAATGTTGACTTTTCAATAGAATGGATACATAATAACATAGTAGGAATTATCTTGCTAATTTTATAAATTTATAGGAATAACAATGAGAAATATCATTGAACGATTCGACAGCATTTGCAAAAAAGCAGACGCAGTTAACAAGCAGTTAAAATTAACTGATCAGTCTTCTGGGTACGGACCTCGTTTCCAAAAGATGATGTCGAAAAAACAGAATCGTCTACATTCCGTAGGCATTTACGATTACCACACTAAGGGCTATGTATTGTTCGAAATGGTTAATCTTGTAGGTCAGAAGGGCAAAGTACCACAGGAATTCTATGACATGGAATCTATGCTCAAGAATGCCGTTACCGCCTAACAAAAATATTGTTTTTATACATGGTAGTGGCGCCTCCACGTTAAGTTTTAACTTTTTACAAATATTCTTGCCAGAACATAACGTACTTTATATAGAGTACGACACGCAAGAGCTACCGGAAACATTAGTAACTCGTATCAAAATGGAAATACTCGATGAGTTTGGGCATGAACCATTCTCCGTAATAGCACATAGTTACGGGTGTTTGCTAGGATTAAAAGCGGTACAGGCATTTGCTAACTGTGAAGTATTTTTAGCCATGAGTGCTCCGTGGGGCGGTAGTAGAACAGCAAAATGGTTATCGTATGCATTCAGACACAGCAAACTTTTTACAGCACTAAATCCAAAGAGTACGTTTATCACTGCATTACAAACTGTAAACAATGATTTTAAGATAATTAACATAGTAACAACAGGAACTAGAGGAGCCGGAAATGCTCTTGCTGGTATGGGTGAATCTAACGATGGCACTCTAACTGTTAAAACACAGAAATCTGTTCCTAGTAATTTTAATAATTTGAAACAGATTGAAATGGGTACTAGTCACAACGAAGTGCTAGTTAATTTTGAAACGGTTGAAATTATAAAAAGGGAGATGTTTGGTGAATAATAACCATAGCTTAAACGATACCTTAGAAGAAGAACTTCGTCTTATGCTTGTTGACAAGAACAACGAATGTAATCAACTAAGAGCCGAAATTAAAACTTTAAGAAGATCAGTTGCTGAAGAACAAGAAGGCAAATATAGAGCCTATATCAAGTTTGCTGATTTACAACAACAAATACATACAAATAAGAATAACGAAACAGCTTAACTAGTTGGATTGTCTTTGTCTGCATGGCCTATATAAGGCTCTCGAGTCAGTAATGGCTCTATAATACTAGTAACAGTATCTTTATTACCATCTCTCTCACCGTCAGTGGTCAACGGATTATCTTCGCTAGTTGCTTGAAAGTCATATTCCCACCCTGGTGTTTCTATTGGCTGGTCTTCATGTGCTATTGTCGGTATAGCCAAAGCGGCTTTACTGTTTTCTGCCTGTGTTGCACTACCACCATCATTGAGATGCACTGTACTGCCCACTACGTTTACTTTATTACCTGCTTGTATATTTGTCTCACCGCCTGCCTTAATATGCTGAGTTTCTGACGCTGTACTAAACATGTTAGACTTAGCATTTAAATGCATGTCAGTGCCAGCGGTTGCAAGTAGTGATTGTCTGGCAGTTAAATGCATACTGCCTAACTCGTCTACTTCTAACACAAAGTCTTTCATAACTTTCATAGTAGCTTCTGCGCCAGCGTTAATGTTGAGTACGCCACGTTGATTGCCGTCCTCGTCTTGTTGTCCATGTGCTTCGCCATAAACACCTGCATTAATATTTACAGATGTGTTGCCTTCTAGATTTAAATTTTTGTCTGCACGAATATTGATGTTACCTTTAGCTCTATACGAAATATCTTTTTCACTATATATTTGTATGTCGCCGTCTCCACTCATCTCTACCCACGCAGTACCTTTTGCATTTATTATATAAATTAGTCCGTTAGTGTCGTCCATTAATACTTGGTTGCCACCTGCTGTTCTAATTCTTATATTTTTACTGTCGCCGTTGATGTCGCCATCGTCCATCACAAAACTGTGTCCACCTGTTCTGTGTGTGCCGTCTTTTTTACCTGTAGTTAAATTTACATCTTCTGCACCAGGAGTAGATATACCAAATACTGCACTAGGTGATTCTCTTCTTGCACTAGATGACGATAAGCCTCTGAGCTTGTCATTTATTAAGCCTTGGTCAAGAATAGGTTTTGTTATATATGGGTTAACTGGTCGTGTAGCATTAACACCGTGATTTATTTGGTCTGTTTGTCTATTAACTTCTGCAACTGGCAATTTTTGGTCTGTGCCAAAAGTTCTGCCTGCGGCATTACCAGGTACCATGTTAGCCATTTGATCTGGTAGTAAACATCCTAGTACAAATGGTAATTTAGATTTGCCGTCAGCAAAACATACTAATACCCAGTTACCTACATCAGGCGGTACCATCCACATGCCATATGTTTTTTGTGTTTCGACATACGATGCTAAATTGTCTCCAATTCTGTTAGCCGGGGTACTTCCACCAAACGGAGTACTCCAGAATGCATTAACCCAATTACTCGGATTATCTCTATCTTTGCCTAACGATGGAATATACACTGTTAGTCTGCCACTGTTAGTATCGTCTTTAGGTCTAACAATAACTTCGCCTAAATATACACCGAAATCTAAATCAGCATTTTTAGTCATTTCCGCAGTGGGATTATTTCTACTAACTTTAAACTTATCTGCTCTATAATTTCCGCGTAAACTCATCCGCCTGTACTCCTGTCCGCTTTGGACTCATTAAATGTTTCTAGTTGTCGTGCGTTGACGGCGTCTGCTTCTGCATTAGGATCAAATCCATCATCTGCTGGACCGGCTAAGTAGCCATCTCCGTAATCTATATCTACTATGTCGTACTCAGATAAATTTAGTGCTGTATTCTTTTTAGCATTTACTTCTATTTCAAACATGCCATTACTAAATGTACATGTAGTTGCCATGATTTGATATACACCGCTTATAAAGTAAGCCGTGCCTGCTTTCTCAAGATACCCTGTGTTGTTATCTTCATCATCCATATCAGGATCTATTACCCTCGGAGTTTGCATTGTAAATAGAAAATAGTTATCATTGCCGGTATACGATATGGAATCCATAGTGGTTGCCTTTCCAATGTTGTCTAGTTTCGCTGACATGCCTTTGCCTTTCTGCGGGTCCGTTGGCTTCTCGCCTAAGTACCATACATCGCCTCTAATTTTTAATCCTAAATCAATTAATATACTTGCATCATTGACATTTTGGTACATGTATCCAAACAATGTTGCTTTAGGCGTGCCGTCAACAGTATTACCTGATGTGGACACAATACTCTTAGTATAGTCAAATCCCGGTTTAGTAACTGCCATCTTTAACGAGTTCATTGCTTGACGAGAACTAAGTTCGCCAATAACAATTTCACTGCCACCGGCATTGTCAATAAGATCCGCTCCATACAAATAGCCACTCGGCTCTGGCTTGTACGGTGGGTCGTTTTGCGTTGGCGTCGGATCCGATGATGTAGGGGTGCTAGGATCTGCATTGGCTTCTTGGGACCTGAAATACCCTAGCGGATCATTGCCTCCGTTATTCAATAATACCATAGCTTCTGCTAAATTCCTTTGTGTCTGTTTATTTTCTTGTAGAGACTTTCTTTCAGAAGCACTTAACTGTAGTTGGTCAGCAACTTCATTCTGGTATGCAGAGTTATTTAATTTCTTGGTTAGTGCGTCTGTGTTTTCTTGTGCCGCCGCAATCTTAGCCTTCTTTTGTGAATTGTTGAGGTCGTCATCAGTTGTCGGAGTTCCTGGTGCGTTAGGATTAGTAGATGCATCACCCATCAATCCTCCTTGCGGAGCACCTAGTAATAGTTGTCCTGCTTTATAGCCAATAGTTGCTTCTAAAATTTGGTCATTTTGTCCAGTATACAAATAATG